CCGGTGGCACCTCGTCCGATACATATGAGAACTAGAACAACAAGTTACTACCCTAAGTCTACAAGTGCCTACACAGGTCGAGTGACCTATTTCGGCAACCCATGGATTGAAGGTAGGACCTACTCGAGTGATGTCTTTAATTTAGACGCCACTCCCCTCGAAAAGGTCGAGACATCCATTACGGATGACCCAATCAAATCGAGAAGTTGTAAGGAAGTACATCATGATCAACTCAACATCAAAATTGATGAGGCTTTGACCAAGGGTGTAATTCGATTGCATGAAGGTTGGAACTATGACAGTCTCTTTGAGCCTGCCGTTCCTCTCTCCTCGCAGTTTCCGTGGTACGCGAAGCCCATTGATGAGCTTCAGCGCGCTGCGGACTTTGTTGTCTCGTTTCCCAAGACTGATACCCAAGTAATGAATGATGCGAAACATAAATTCTACAGCACTAACCAGGCTAATAACCTGTTAAACGCTATAGAGTTCGATGATCTCATCAAAACACTAAAGGATATCAACTCATTGGTGTCTGCCATTCGGAACCCCTTACGGAGTTCTTCGTGGAGCAAGATAAAGAGGTTAAATTCTCTTTATCTCGGATATCAATTCGGGATTGCACCGCTGGTGTCGGATATCCGCAAAGTTTGCAAGGCCTTCCCCCAAATGAGGAAGAATCTTAACAAACTGAAGCAGGATTCCGGACGGAATATAACCGTCTCGAGCCGGACCACAGGTACTTTTACTTGTGGCGGCTCACGCCGGTCAGGTGACGAAGACCCTGGTTATGCTATGTACTCTTCTCACAGTGATTACTGGCATGGGAAAGCTTATGCTTCCCTTGTCCCGTATAAGCTGGGAGTAGTTCGTGGTGTAAACTCTCGGGCCTATAACAGCGACACTTTTCGTGCCGCTGATTATATCCTCGATCGTCTCGTTACGTCTGGACCAGCTACATTGGCCTGGGAACTTGTTCCCTTCTCCTTTGTAGTTGATTGGTTTGTCGACACACGTGGTTTGTTTGATGAATTGGACAACCTATTAGTAGGAAGTCCAAAACAGATTACTGACTCGTGGCTTACATCCGGGTACGAGATCATCCTTCCTATGATTTTTCATCATAGTTTGGGTGGTGTCTCTGGATGGGAAGGTCGACAAATTGGCATATGTACCAAAAGGTCATACCATCGGAAGCCCACTATCGTCACGCCAATGCCTGGCGACAGTGGCAGGTTCGGAAAGAAGCAGATGGGGCTTTCAGCCTCGCTGCTATTCCAAATTGGAACGAGCCTAAAGCGGAGATAGCTCCGCATCAAGTCATGCGCTCACACCGCTTAGTGTGAAAACAACATGAATAGTGATCTGACAATCAAAACCAAGTCAGTCAAACTTATCTATTCGGATAAGGATGGCTCACTTCGTCGGGCGACTCCGGCTGAGATTATCTCAGTCGGGACGCTCAGCCTCACCATCGCGCACCAAGACTATACTGACTCCAAGACGAAAGTCCAGGGTCGGCGGTCTGTCATGCGCTTCCAGCAGGATGTGAACGATACGGTTACCGGGAAACCGGTAATCGCATTCGCCCAACTGACTGTTGGGAGGCCCTCGAGCACAGTGGTCACGGACGCGGATATCCTCGTCCTCATCGACTGTGTTCGCCAGATGTTGGCAACGACTAGCGCTGATGCTGCCGCGCTGAACCTCGCGAGCAATTTTGCTCTTGTTGAGGAACAGTAAGCGGTATCAGTAGCTAGCGACCACTAGGGTATATGTAAACTTACTGCCAACCACTTGGTTGGTAGCAAGGGCATATTACCTAGTACAAACATCATAATGGAGTCAGACGAATGAATAATCAGCAAACATACTATGTAAATAGTTATGCTCGCCTGCTAGCAGACATTCGTGAAATATCGGGCGTACCACTTGGCACCCCTGATGAAGTAACGACTGATTGGGTCCTTAAAGAAGGACCCAAGCTAGACCGACAACTATTGGTGTACCTGGAGTATGGTGGTGAAATACCCACCTTCCCAGAGTGGTTAATTCCTCTCTGGGAGCGCTTCATCCTCACGGATGAACCGCGACTTCTAAAGTACCTCCGACAGTTGCTGGTATTCTGTTATAAGATCGAGTTCCAACCAACCAATGAACAACTCAAATCATCGCAAGATGACTTTGTTGATACTGATGTCGGCCTTTGTGTTTGGCGCGATGCTTGGATGCACCACGCTTCAACACGAGCTCGATTTCAAGTATCACGGAACCTCATCGCCCGGATTACCGGGCGGTGTGATTGGAAAGCCATAGTCCCTCATCATGGTCCTGGTGCGGTTTTTCCGCCTAGGGCTCCAGATAAGAAGACGAAGTTTTCCACCATATATAGTTCCATTGCCGCGAAGTACCCCTATGATCAGTACTTTGAACCTCTTCCCAGTTTCTGGGAGGATGTCTTTGTACATGGTGATAGGAATCTTCAAGTCAGTGAGACTATACTCGCGTCTCTCGTTGCTGTTCCTAAAGACTCCAGGGGACCCAGATTAATCTGTGTTCACCCTGCTGAGGCTATTTGGATTCAGCAAGGACAGCGCGCAGTCCTCGAACATGCAATCGAAACAAATCCCCTCACTAGGGGATCCATTCGGTTTACGGATCAAACCGTAAATGGCACGATGGCTTTGGAAGCCTCCTTGAGTAGAGAGTTTTGTACTCTCGATCTCTCGGAGGCCTCTGACCGGCTGTCTTGTACCCTTATCGAATTCTTATTCGGTAAGTATACTTATGACATCCTGTCATGCTCTCGTGCCACGCACGTTCGGTTACTAGATGGTCGTGTTCATGTGCTCAATAAGTGGGCTCCTATGGGAAATGCTTTATGCTTTCCTGTTGAGAGCCTAGTGTTTTGGGCATTGGTTAGAGCTGGCATATATTGTCGTTACGGTATTGACTGTAATGATGTATATGTCTTCGGTGACGATATCATATTCCCGGTCGCATATTACGATGGGGTTATCGAAACACTGGTAATGGCTGGGCTTAAGCCCAACGTTTCCAAAACGTTTCGGTACGGCTCCTTTAGGGAGTCTTGTGGTGTTGATGCCTACAAAGGCTTCAATATTACGCCACTTCGCATGCGGCAGGCTGATATTAGCACCGTGTCCGATGTGACTTCACAGCTTGAATTGGCGAAGAAACTTCGCTTATCAGGTTATGAGGCCACTGCATCGTACATATTCACTACTGTCCGTCGGCGCCTTCGGTATTTGCCTTTGTGCAATAACCAGGACGCTGTTGGTTGGTATGAATATGTAAGTCGCGATCTGGGTTGGCTTATGATGAATGAACCTCGCCTTAAATGGCGTCGCTCTACTCATCATTGGGCCGTTCAGTCGCGTCAGGTAAAGTCGGTTATGTTTAACCGACCAAAGGATGATTGGTATCATCTCTTGGATTCGATAAATAATATCACCCGTAAGGGTGATAGTTTATCGGACCGATGCCTGGATTACCCGATACCGTATTCGGAACGATTGTCATACGGTTGGCTAGATTGCATTTAGCATTCTAGAAGAGATGGTAGAAAATTAATAATCTACCACCCGAGATAGTTGCGCAGGC